CTGAAGGTTACTGTGTAAACCACTTCTTGACCGATACTAACGCTTGGTTCTTGACCACAGACGTTCCTAACGGCATGAAGCACTTTGTTCGTTCACCCTTGGCTAACTCCATGGACGGCGACTTCGATACAGGTAACGTTCGTTACAAGTCTCGCGAGCGTTATTCTTTTGGCTGGTCAGATCCATTGGGTATGTTCGGCTCTGCTGGTGCTTAATCAGCGGTAAAGAAAAAGGGGGCTTCGGCTCCCTTTTTTGTTGCATTGTATTTATGGTAGTGGTATAAACATATTAATCCGGGCTTTCCGGTGTGCTAGACAGTCCCGGCTGACGACATACAGACTAGCGCACTTAACTTGTATGTAAGGAAAAATCATGGCATCGACCACCTTCTCCGGCCCAGTAACGTCCACAAATGGCTTTATTGGCGCAGTAACTGGCAATATCACTGGCAACGTCACAGGTACAGTGACAGGCAACGTAGACGCAACCGCAGGCTACATTCAGCTCCGCACCGCTACAACTACACAAATTGCTGACGCTACAAATTCTGTAAATACTTCAGGTAAAGCCGCAGGTACTATTGTGTTTAACACCACTTTGGGTACTTTAAAGATTGCTACCGGCGCTACAGCCACTAGCACTTGGGTGAACGCTGACGGCACTACCGCTGTTACTCCTTCCTAATTAGGAGCATCAAATCATGATGCAGACTGATGTAACAGGTAAAGATTGCGCTGCTGGCGCAACTACGACTGTGTATAACGGACGCGCTCGCTTCAAAGGTATTTGGTACAGTTCTTCTGGTGCTTCTACGATTGCCGTCAAAGATGGTACTACCACCTTATTTACTTTCACAGTCGCAGGTCAAGCCTCGGATGACATCTGGATTCCGGGTGAAGGCGTGTTGTGTGAAACAAGTCTAGTAATCACTACCGGAGCGGGCCTAACGGCAGTCGTGTTCTATGGCTAAGAGCCCGGCATGGCAGAGGAAAGAGGGAAAGAGTCCGACTGGTGGCTTAAATGCCAAGGGTCGCGCCTCCGCCAAAAAGCAAGGTATGAATTTGAAACCTCCCCAGCCGGAAGGCGGCTCCCGCAAGGACGCTTTCTGTGCGAGGATGGGCGGTATGAAGAAGAAGTTAACCAGCGAAAAGACGGCAAAAGATCCAGACTCACGCATCAATAAAGCATTGAGGAAGTGGAAATGCTAGATTTTAATCTTGTTTGGTCGGCCATATTATCACTGATAATATCGCTGTTAGCGTACATGATGAACGAGAAGTTCAGAGAGCTGGCTCGCATCACAATACTGCTCAACAAAACCCGTGAGGAGGTTGCCCGTGATAACGTTACTCAAGCAGAAGTGGATCGCATTACGAACCACATTGACCAGCGCTTTAACAAGCTTGAAGCAAAGATTGACCAGCTTATTCAAGCGGGGCGATAATGCCAAGCAAGAGTAAAGCTCAACGTAATTTCATGGCGGCGGTGGCTCATAACCCAGCGTTTGCCAAGAAAGCAGGCGTCCCACAGTCTGTGGGTAAAGAGTTTAATGAGGCTGACAAAGGCCGTAAATTTTCTAAAGGTGGCGATATGAAAAAAATGAACATGGGCGGATATGCAGACGGCGGTATGCCAATGGTTATGAAAGATGGACAAAAGGTTCCAGCTTTTGCGGCTGACGGCAAAGGCAAGATGGCTAAAGGCGGCATGGCCAAAGGCGGCATGAAGCATGAAGACGTCAAGATGGACAAGAAAATGATGCAGAAGGCCGTGAACAAACACGAAGGTCGACTACACAAAGGCTCAACCATGACCAAGCTGGCTGGCGGTGGTTATACAAAAGCAGCTGATGGTATTGCCCAGCGCGGCAAGACCAAAGGTATGCAAGTCAAAATGCGCGGCGGCGGCGCTTGTTAAGGATCTGATATGCGTGAAGACCCATACGTATACGGCGGTTCTACCGACATGGAACTTGAGCTTGAAGACAGACTTCGAGATAAAGCCGGTGCTGGCCGTGGTGGTCAAGGTGGCCCCACAGCTAAAGAATTGGCTGACTATGAGCGCAAGATGAACAAAGGCATCTATACCGAAGGTATGGGTAAGCCGCCACAAGACATTGATGGCCGTTCAGCTGCGCCTAAGAAGACTGTTAAAAAGGCCGGTGGCGGTATGACTGCTTCTAGCCGTGGTGATGGTATTGCACAGCGCGGTAAAACGCGCGGAAAGATGTGTTAAATCATGATGGCTAGCCGTGGAATGGGCGCTATGCGCGCCAGCAAAATGCCCAAAGGTGTACGCAAAGAGCGTAGGGATGACACCGACTTTACTGAGTACGCTAAAGGCGGAGAAGTGTGGGAAAAGCCACGGCCTAAGAATCTTGGCCCATCTAAGCCAATGAGCTCTGCCAAAAAGTCTAAAGCTAAAGCAATGGCCAAGGCCGCTGGACGCCCTTATCCTAACCTTGTTGATAACATGAGAGCTGCCAAGAAATGACCACTACAGGAACCACGGCCTTTAACATGGAGTTCACTGAGCTCGCTGAAGAGGCGTGGGAGAGAGCTGGCCGAGAGATGCGTACTGGTTATGACCTACGCACAGCTCGCCGTTCTCTTAATCTTATGACCATTGAGTGGGCTAATCGCGGCATCAATATGTGGACGATTGAGACTGGGACAATTACTCTGACTCCGGGACTGGCTACATATGCCCTGCCTACAGATACGATTGACCTGTTGGATCATGTGATCAGGACTCAGGCAAACAACGCATCTACTCAGGCCGACTTGAGTATTACCCGAATCAGCGTTTCTACTTATGCAACGATCCCTAACAAGCTGGTTCAGGGGCGTCCCATCCAAGTATGGATTCAGCGTCTTTCTGGTGAAACTAATCCTACTGCCGCTGTTCTTGATGGTTCAATTACGTCCACGGCCACAACGATCACGCTTAGTACGGTGGTTGGGTTAGCTGGCTCTGGGTTTATTCGCCTTGGTACAGAAGACATTTACTACACCTATATCAGTGGTAATGTGCTGGGCGGTGTGTTCCGTGGCCAGAACAATACAACAGCTGCAGCCCAGACAGATGGAACTGCAGTGTTTGTGCCCCAGCTTCCTGCGGTGACTGTGTGGCCTACACCCGATAACTCACAACAATACCAGTTTGTGTACTACAGAATGCGCCGCATCCAAGACGCTGGCGCCGGTATACAGACATCCGATATGAATTTCCGTTTCCTGCCATGTGTGGTAGCCGGATTAGCCTACTACATAGCCATGAAAGTACCTGAATTACAAGGTCGTCTGGATATGCTTAAACGGGTCTATGACGAACAATATACTTTAGCGGCTCAAGAAGACCGCGAGAAGGCTACATTGAGGTTGGTGCCTCGTATAGCGTTCATTGGTGGTGGTACTTAATGGCAACTCCTTTTGCATCCGGTAAATATGCTATTGCCGAATGTGATCGGTGTGGCCAGCGTTACAAGTTAAAGCAGTTAAAGATGGAGGTCATCAAGACCAAGCTTTATCAGCTTAAAGTATGTGAAGCTTGCTGGGATCCAGATCAGCCGCAGTTGCAGCTGGGTATGTATCCTGTTTATGATCCACAAGCGCTGTATCAGCCACGGCCAGACACAACGTATGTGACGGCGGGCTTGAATGCGGCAGGTAATCTGACAGGTGGTTCGCGAGACATTCAGTGGGGTTGGGCACCAGTAGGTGGGGCAAGTAGTTTTGATGAATATTTAACACCAAACTACTTGGTTGCAACGACAGAAGTTGGTACAGTTACGATAACAGTTTCATAGGAGCTAAACATGGCATATACACGATCAGCAGACGGAGTCGCTAAAAAAGGTAAGACAGATGTTCACATCTTTCCTAATAGCGGCCCTTCTGCAAAAGAGACAAAAGGCGGAACAGGTAAGGGTAAGGGTAAAACTAACTCTGACATGAAAACTATGGGTCGTAATTTGGCAAAGATTGCCGCACAAAAGCGAGGCTAACATGGCTAAATACAGCAAAATGATGATGGGTAAAGAGGTTGGTGATGCCAAGGTCTACGCTCCTCCGCACACTATGAAGGGCGAGAAAGTCGCTGCTAAAGAGAATCCTGGCTCTGGTAAGAACATGAGCCGTGCGGATACAGTAGAGATGACTGTTGGTAATATCAACAAATCTAATGGTGGCGAGCCCAAGACTTCTGGCATTAAGATGCGCGGTACTGGCGCGGCCACCAAAGGTTTAATGTCTCGCGGCCCAATGGCTTAAGGTTTAACTATGCCAATGACATACGCCCAACTTGTGGCTGCGGTACAGGATTACACGCAGAACACGTTTGACACGACTACGATCAATACAATGATCAAGCAGGCGGAGCAACGCATCTATAACACGGTGCAGATTGCCAACTTGCGTAAGAACGTGACGGGTGTATTGTCAACCGGCAATAAGTACTTAGCCTGTCCAGAGGACTTCCTATCTACATACAGTCTTGCCATCTACCCGTACAACGCAACAACCGCAACGGGTACGGCGGGCGCAAAGACTATTGTGGTGGCCAGTGCAACTGGGATTGTGGCCGGCCAGCAAGTGACTGGGTCTAACATTGGTACAAACGCAATTGTTCGCTCTATCAGTGGTACGACAGTCACATTAACAGTGGCTAATAGCGGCACAGTCAACGGCGCGGTAGTCTTCCAAGGTGACTATCTGTACTTGCTTAACAAGGACGTTAACTTCATGCGTGAAGCTTATCCTTTAAGCGCAGAAGTAGCAGAGCCCCGCCACTACGCCATCTTTGGCCCCCAGTCAGCTAACGTGAATGAGCTGTCGTTCATACTTGGCCCTACGCCAAACGCTAATTACTATGCAGAGCTGCATTACTACTATTACCCAGAGTCAATTGTGACGGCCTTGACCACATGGCTGGGTGATAACTTTGATTCTGCTTTGCTCTATGGAACTCTATCCGAGGCTGGTGTTTACATGAAGAGCGCGCCTGAAGACGGTATGTACAAACTGTACCAAGAACGCTATGTTCAAGCTATGGCGCTTCTCAAGAACTTGGGTGATGGCAAACAACGTGCGGATGCTTACCGCGATGGTCAAGTTAGGGTTGCAGTTTCATGAGTATTGTTCAAACCCAAACGACAAGCTTTAAGGCAGAGCTGTATCAAGGCATTCACGACCTTACGACAGACGTTATCAAGATTGCTTTGTACACGGCCAGCGCCGATCTAAACGAAGCAACCACAATTTACTCGTCTACCAATGAAGTAGTGGCATCTGGTTACTCAGCTGGTGGTTCTATTTTGACGCCTATTACTGTGGCATCTTCTGGATATACAGCTTATGTTGGGTTTCCAAATGTATCTTGGACTGCAGCATTAACAGCTAGATGTGCCTTGATTTACAACGTAACTCAGGGTAATAAGTCTGTGGCCGTGCTGGACTTTGGGTCTGACAAGACATCAACAACAACGTTTACCATCACAATGCCCGTAAACGGCCCAACCACTTCGTTAATACGTTCTTCTAATTAAGGAGCCTCACATGAGCTTAGACAAAATGACCGCTACCGATCAAGTAGCCGCAGTTACCAAATACAACACTACGCCAGCAGAACAGATGGCTATCGAGGGTTACTACCATGCTGTTTGCTACAGCGCAGATGGCTTTATTAAGTGGGATGAACCTATTCAGAACTTGGTTGTGACTGTTGGTAAGAACTTGACCTTGGACACCATTCTTGGCAACTCAGCCGCTGGCGCAGTTGTGATGGGTTTGAAGGGTACAGGAACAGCCGTAGCCGCAGATACACAAGCTTCTCACGCAAGCTGGCTGGAAGTGGGTGGCACTAACGCTCCTGCGTATTCTGGCAATCGTCCTACACCATCATTTAGCGCCGCTGCCGCATCTAGCAAAGCTACGTCTTCTGCCGTGTCATTCTCTATGACCAGCACAGGTACTGTAGCGGGTTGCTTCATCAACATTGGCGGTAGCGCAACTAAAGACTCAACCACTGGCACATTGTTCTCTGCTGGTGATTTCTCTAGTTCTAAGGCTGTTGTTAACGGCGACACAATTGCAGTAACGTACACATTAACATTGACTTGATATGGCGTTAGCTTGGGGTGACGGCACATGGGGTGAGAACGCATGGGGCGGGGGAGAAACTTTCCCTGTCAGCGTTACAGAAACCGCCCTACTTGCTGATTCACCTGCGGCTGGGTTATTGATTGAAGTAAGTATTACGGAGTCTCTGACGGGTGGGACGGCTTGGGGTCAAGATGCTTGGGGTTCTGGGTCGTGGAGCGGGACATCGGGCATTCAAGATGTTCAGACGGTAGCTCTAACGATGAATGTGGCGGTAGATGAGTCTGCCGCTATTGCTGAAGACCAGTCTGTTGTAGCTGGGTTTGCGGGTTCTGTGACTGAGACAATGGCTATTGCTGATGCAAATACGGCGATAACCAGCTACAACGAAAGCGTAGCAGAGTCTCAGGCCATAACAGATGATGAGGCCGCGCAGACAAGTTACAACGAGAGTGTGTCGGATTCGTTAGGGATTGTGAGTGTAGAAGAGGCAGTTGCTACATTCTTGGGTAATGTATCGGAGTCGATTGCAATAGCAGAAGCACAGGTGGCTGTGCTGATTATGACCATCACAGAGTCGATGGGTATTGCAGAAGGAACGACTGTAGGTACGTATTACCAAGAGTTTTTAGACGAGTCTGTTGCAATCACGGATATAAATGGTGGTGGTGCAAGCTATCAAGTTAGCCAGACGGAAACGATGGCTATAACAGAAACAAATGGTGGACGATATTTGTGGGAAATTATTGATGACACACAAGGCGTTACATGGCAAAATATCAGCAATCCTCAAACGCCGGGCTGGGCTGCTGTTGATACAACGGAATCGCCCGGTTGGACACAAATTTCTACACAGTAGGAGCATTAAATGGCAAATACGGCACTAATCGGCCTCACGCTACCAGCCACGGGCACACTGTCCGGGCAGTGGGGCGACACAGTTAACAACGCCATCTCGCAGATCGTTGACGTTGCCGTTGCTGGTACGCAGACAATCTCCACTGATGCCGACGTTGATCTGACTCTTACAACTGGTACTTATGCCAGCACCGGCCTGACATCCACAAGTTCACAGTACGCAGTTCTCCTGTGCACGGGCGCACGTACAGCGGCTCGTAACATCAACACCCCCAAGCAGTCTAAGACCTACGTTGTTATCAACGATACGTCTGGTGGCTTTGCAATCACAGTGCGTGGTGGCCCAACATCTCCTACGACTGGTGTAACGGTTGCGGCTGGAACACGGGCAATCATTGCTTGGAACGGCTCTGACTTTGTTAATGTGGGTGGTGGCTCTGCTGCTGGCTCTGACACTCAGGTTCAGTTCAACAGTTCTGGTTCATTTGGCGCTTCTGCCAACCTGACGTTTGATGGCACTAAGCTGACTGTTGGTAATATCCTTGACTCTGGTCTTACAGCCAGCAAGCCTGTCTTCACAGACGCTAGTAAGAACTTGGTGTCTACCGGAACGCTAGGTGTTGACCAAGGCGGTACAGGTCTAACCACTTTGACTGCCAACAACGTCATTCTGGGTAACGGCGCTTCAACTCCAACCTTTGTTGCCCCCGGTACAAACGGTAACGTTTTGGTGTCTAACGGCTCAACGTGGACATCTGCTGCACCAGCAGCTTCTGGTGTATCTCAAGCGAAGGCAACGGCCATCGCAATGGTCTTTGGCTTTTAAGGAACTATCATGGCAAATCCAAATCTTTTCGCCGCGACCACAGCGTCAGGCACAACTACATACCTCACACCCGGCGGTACATCTGCGGTTGTTCTTTTGCCTAATGCCGCATCTAGCGGTCAGGTGTTTAAGATCAATCAGATTGTGGCGGCTAACGTAAGTGGCTCTGCGGCTGTAAACGCTACGGTGTCTATCTACACTAACGGCGCAGTGGCTCAAGGCTCTGCTCCTGCGGGCGGCACGGGCTATCCAATTGCTTCTACAATCTCTGTGCCTGTAAGTGCTTCATTGATCGTGACGGATAAATCCACTGCCATCTATTTGATGGAAGGCACATCCATTACAGTAACTTCTGGCACAGCCAGCGGTATCACATATAGTATCAGCTACGAAGTCATATCCTGATTGGGGTAGAAGATGTCCAGACGCTACCAAGCCGCTATTCTTACGGCTTCCTACAACGGGTTGCAAGTACCTAACGCACCGACCATTGGCACGGCTACGGCGGGTTCTGGTTCTGCGTCTGTCACTTTCACAGCACCTTCTAACGTTGGTGGTAGCGCAATCACAAGCTACACAGTTATCTCTTCGCCCGGTGGTATCACTGGGACTGGCGCGTCTTCCCCCGTTACAGTCAGCGGCCTGACCAACGGCACAGCCTACACATTTACTGTAGTGGCAACAAATGCTTATGGTAGTGGCCCAGCAAGTGCGGCAAGTAACAGTGTGACTCCTACGGTAAATTACATTGAGAATGTGTTTAGTACTTGGCTTTATACGGGCAACGGCACTACAAACGTAATAACCAACAACATTGACTTGTCTACTAAAAGCGGAATGGTTTGGATGAAAAGCCGTAATAATGCTTTTTATCATGGCGTTTATGACACTGTGCGAGGAACTGGAACAAGCAAATCGCTTTATACAAATACAAACGAAGCACAAGGATATAACTCTACAAACCAAAATTTAACTGCCTTTAATGCTGACGGCTTTACGCTTGGTGCAACATCATCAACTAATGCAATTAACGGCAGTGGCGGGTCAATGTGTTCTTGGACATTCCGCGAGCAAGCCAATTTTTTTGACATCGTAACTTGGAGTGGTAACGATGTTTCTGGACGAGAAATTGCCCACAGTCTTGGCTCAACACCGGGAATGGTTGTTATTAAAAGTTTAGTAACAGACGATTGGGTTGTATGGCATCGTAGTTTGACATCTGGCAATTACATTGTATTAAACACAACTGCCGCACAAACAACTAGCGCAGCAGTAAACCGGTTTGGCAATGGAACAACTACTGTTAACCCGACAGCTACCGTATTTACGGTTGGAAACAATGGCACGGTTAATCAGTCTGGAAACAATTATGTAGCCTATCTGTTTGCCCACAACGCAGGAGGCTTTGGCCTGTCTGGTACAGATAACGTAATTTCATGCGGGTCGTTTTCAACGTCAGCAGGCGCGGCAACTGTAACTCTTGGATACGAACCGCAATATATCTTGTGGAAACGTATAGACGCTACTCAAAACTGGAACGTGTATGACACCATGCGTGGATGGGCGCAAAAACAAGTTGCGCAACTTTATCCAAACCTTACACAAATAGAAGATATGTATTTGGGGAGCGAATATTTTTTCCCAACCGCAACAGGGTTTCAGTTAAATTCATCTTTTGGTTTAGCTGGGACTTACATCTACGTAGCCATCCGCCGTGGGCCAATGGCAGTGCCAACTGTGGGTACAAGTGTGTTTAGTCCAAATACCGCAACAGACACACAAGGTGAGGGTATAGTAAAAACAACCAACTTCCCTGTTGACCTGCAAATCACAAAAGGACGGAACGGTGCGAACGGCTGGACTGTTGACAGGCTTCGCGGTGTTTCGTCTACCAACACAGACACTGGCCCTGCTGTTTTAATAGCGAACGCGACAGACGCTGAGTATGCCAATACTTTTACTATCACTAGGGCTTGGAACAACACAGGCTTCCAGATTAGCGGCGCAATTGGCAACAGCGCTCAGATTTACTGGAACTTCCAACGTGCCCCCGGCTTCTTTGATGAGGTTTGCTATACGGGTACGGGAAGCACAACAACAATTACACACAACCTTGGTGTTACTCCAGAATTAGTAATAACAAAAAGTAGGTCACAGGCGTTAGGTTGGGTTGTTTGGGCAACAAGTTTAACCAACACAGACTATTGGATTCGTCTTGATGACACAATGGCTCAAGCAAATTCACCAACTGGGTATGGCGGGACTTTTTCCGCTAGTACTTACACAATTGCTAACACAGGCCCTTATGGTGCATTAAATACTTCTGGCGCAACCTATGTTGCCTACCTATTTGCCACAGTTGCTGGCGTGTCTAAAGTAGGTTCATACACAGGTACAGGCGCACTTCAAACTGTAAACTGCGCATTCACAACAGGTGCTCGGTTTGTTCTAATCAAACGTACAGACTCTACAGGCGACTGGTACACATACGATTCTGCCCGTGGCATAACATCAGGTAACGATCCGTACTTGTTCTTAAACAGTACAGCCGCTGAAGTCACCGGAACGAACTACGTTGATTCAACAGCCGCAGGCTTCCAAGTGACAGCCGCCGCGCCAGCAGGTATCAACGCCGTTGGTGGTACATACATTTTCTTAGCGATTGCTTGAGGACGAACAATGCCTAATTATTCTGGAATTTGGACAGAGCAGGCAGTGATGCAAGCCAATGGCGCAGGCAACTGGCCTAACGCTCCCGGTGCTCCTACGATCGGGACGGCAACAAGTTTAGGTGCAACATCCGTTTCCGTTGCTTTTACTGCGCCTACATTTTTGGGATTACCTGCGGTCATTACAAGTTACACAGTCACATCCAGCCCCGGCGGTGTAACAGGCACAGGCGCATCTTCTCCCATCACGGTATCAGGTTTGACCGAAGGAACGCCATACACATTCACAGTCACTGCAACCAATGCAAGCGGCACTAGCCCCGCAAGCGCGGCATCTAATAGCGTAACCCCTGTGCAGATTAACTATGTTGAAGAAGTGTTCTCGACTTGGTTGTATACATCTACGGGGGGTGACATAACAATAACAAATAATATTGACTTGTCTACCAAGGGTGGATTAGTTTGGATTAAATCTAGAAGCAATGCTTTTAGTCATTATTTAACAGATACAGTACGTGGTGCTGGACGGGTTTTGTACTCCGATGCAGTTAACGGTCAATCTGGCGTAGGGGGCGGCGGCGCAAGCGCGTTTAGCACCACTGGCTATGTTGACGGAAACCAAAATGCTGCTGGAATAACTCAAGTTTCATGGACATTCCGCAAGCAACCAAAGTTCTTTGATGTTGTGACTTATACGGGTACTGGCACTACGGCTCAAAATATTAATCACAATCTTGGTTCTGTTCCCGGCTGTATTATTATTAAAAGAACTGACTCAACATCTGATTGGGGAGTTGTCCACAGAAGCACAAATGCGTATGCAAATTACGGGTATGCTGGTGGCAAATTAAATACAACTGGCGTTGTAGGACAAACAGTCTCCGAAGATACAGGAATTTATTACGATAATTCTACATACTTTACAGTAGATGAAGGCAGCGCATATTTTAATCCTAACGCATCAGGGGGCACATACGTCGCATATATCTTCGCCCACAACGCAGGAGGCTTCGGCCTGTCTGGTACGGACAATGTAATTTCGTGTGGGAGCTATACGGGCAACAACAGCACAAACAATATTACTTTGGGCTATGAGCCACAGTTTGTTCTTATTAAAGCTGCTGGTGGCGCATTTGCATCGGGGACACCTTGGTTAATGATGGACACAATGCGCGGGTTGCCGGGTGTTACGGGTATTGATGCTCGACAACTTAGAGCAAACACTTCAGGGGCTGAAAGTGGCGAAGCCGACTCTAGGGTTACTTCTACGGGATTCCAAGTTTCTGGTGGATTCAACAACACCAATAACGCCGACAACACCTACATATACATCGCCATACGCCGTGGCCCGATGAAAGTGCCAACTTTGGGTACGAGTGTGTTTAGTCCAGTTCTTACGTCTTCTGCATCAGAAACAGTAAATACTGTTGGATTTGCTCCAGACATGCAGTTAATAAAACAAACGGGTAATGTAGTTGGAACTAATGCCGTAGATCAATTGCGTGGTGTCTCAACTCGCTACCAATACAACGATGGTAGGTATCTTTTGACAAGTTCAACTGCTGAGGAAGCGTCAAACTTTTCCACACAATATTGGAACAACACGGGCTTTAGTACTCCATTTCTTACGGCGGGTATTTCTACAATCTATTGGACTTTTAGACGTGCCCCCGGCTTTATGGATGTGGTTTGCTATACGGGAAATGATGTAGCTGGTAGAAATATTACACACAACTTAACCGTAGCGCCTGAGTTGATGATTGTAAAAAATAGAATTGTAACGTTTGGCGGTGGTAGAGATTGGAATGTGTACGCAGCCCCTATTGGCAACGTTAACGCAGGGTTGTATTTGAACTTAGCTAACGGAGCGTCTGGTTCTGGCGGTGCTTGGAACGGAACTGTGCCAACTTCAAGCGTATTTACGGTCAGCGCAAATGCAGACGTTAACTATGGTGGATGGACATACGTAGCTTACCTGTTTGCAACTTGCCCCGGCGTTTCCAAAGTTGGCGGGTACACAGGTACAGGGGTTGACGGACTTCAAATTGACTGCGGCTTTACGGCTGGCGCTCGTTTTATATTAATTAAACGAACTGACTCAGCTAATGATTGGCATGTGTGGGACTCTGCCCGTGGCATTACTGCTAGTAGTGACCCAT